TTCGAGTTTTTCTCTACATTTCTTTTTTTTCATATACCTTTTTTTGATCGTGTGTTTTTTCTCGATAGGTGCTTCACCATCGAACACAAAGACAGGAAATATTCCGAATTTTAAAAACGAACATATCTTTAAAACGAAGCACTCTAAAAACAGTGGTATAGAATTATGATATATGTAAGAGAATTTATAGATCAATATATTAACGTCGATTGCCATTATCTTTGTACGATATTTCACGTATGGAAATGTCGATTGAGTAACAGTCAAAAGTCTTTGTAATCCTTTGATTCCCATTGTTGTTATTACTATTTTTGTTCGGATTTAAATCACGAATTCTTACGTTGTTCGATCACGGTTTCCCAAAAAGTTCGAAGAATAGGGTATACGTATCGTAACCACCGATCGTCACGATAAATTCGAACGATATTCATGATCGGTTCTGAATTACCTTGTGTACCGATAGGAACATATTCAACAAAATCACCGAACTGAACATTTAAAATATGTATGTTCATTTGTAATTGTGGATAATAATTCATGGGTATTTCACCGTGTTTGATTTTTCTTCTATACGGACATTTCACTTCAATAACATTTATCGAATTCGGTGTATCACCAATCGTCACACCATCGACAGATCCGGCGAGAAACGATAAATCCATGTCGTTGTGATTGTACGAAACGTTAAATGTATCATAAGGTACAAGTCCGATTTCATAATTTTTGCGTCCGAGTACTTTACAATACATATCGATAGCTTCATTTTCATAAAAAACACCGTGTTGAATTGCTTTCGAATCTGTCAGTATTTTATTTTCGTTTTTCGAACATTTTTCGTGCAGTAATGTTTTACTACTTTTATATTTATTTAAACCTAAAACCGTTCCTAGATCACTCGATGTTAAGTGCTGACGTCGTTGTTCGAACCATTCGTCCGACCGTTGTGGTGCACAGTGATGTTCGATTACTTGTTGAATCGTTAAAATTGTAGTATGCATATTCGAAGAAACATTATACGACAAATAATTCATTGTTTACAAGATTCGAAGTTGAATCAATGATGAATGTAAATGAAAAGAAAATGAAATTATTTCCGACAGAAATAAAACATCGTATTATTAGTTTTTTAAGAATGGAATGGATGTTTGATACTGAAAAGAAAAGGGATTTCTTTCAAATCGGACGTGAACTTCGAATGTATGTCAATGAAATGAGTCACATCTTACTATACACGGATATGAGAGATGAAGTGATGTATTATCTTACAAAAAAAATTCGTGTAAAGCAGATCCAGCAGATCCTGACAGATTATGCTACAGTACGCAACTATATGATCTACCATCGTTTGTTTGTTCGATGTTTTCGAATGAGTTTATACTTTGTTAAAAGATTACAAAATGGCAACTTAACATCAGAAACATTAGTTGAATTACAAAAACGAGTGCATGATGTACTGAAAAACGCTAATTAATTGAATTTCCATCGATGACCACATTCTTTGCAGAACGAATATATCGTGCTACCTTCATCACCTCTTCTTGTTTGTAACATCGTATAATCAGTGTTGTTGGAATGACATTTATTACAGATCAAACCAGAATCGTTGGAACATTCACCATCCAATAATTTGTTGATTTTCATAGTGTTCTCGATTCTCTTAAATTCACGTGTTTTTATTTCATTTCGAAACACTTCACAGTCTTCATCCAATTCATTGTCCGTTGCATTAATGAAATCTTCCACCGTTGGCCATTTACCACCGAACAGGTTGTGAAGTGTCTTGTTAACGCTTCGTTTATTTTTAAGATGCAAGTTCCATAGAATTTTCCAGAAAGCTAATTTAAAACATTGCATGTCGTTGTGTTTGCATATTAATGCATTTATTATGAGTACAGCCATACGTCTATTCGATTGCAAATCAGCCTGATTATAATTATAAAAAATTTGAGTCAACCTATTAACTGCATACTCTTCCATATTGCAAATTAGTCGATAGTTTCGTTTTTTTTTTATATCAATGGTCCGTTCGAATTTATACGATACTTATCGTTAATCGGTTTATAAGTCGAACCGAGAAATTCGACAAACGCATTTATGTTCGCACTTGTGTTCGGTGGTGGTCTTTGAACACGTGAAGATAAGTAATCACTGTCGTTAAACAAAACCTTATAATCGGACTGTTCTCTTTTTTGTGTCGGCGATTGTGGGTTTAGAAATTCTTGTTCAGCTGCATAAGCTCTTTGTTGATCGGCATACATTAAACCAGTCATTTCGATTGGAAGTACACTGGACGTATCAGCATTAAAATACTCTTTGTTTTTTATTTCTTCTTGTTCTTCTTGTTCTTCTTGTTCTTCTTGTTCTTCTTGTTCTTCTTGTTCTTCTTGTTCTTCTTGTTCTTCTTCTTCAATTTGATTTTTTACGGGTATAATTACTATTAATATCAAAAAAAGACAAATTAATACAAACAAAGCAGTAATTAATATACTTGTATTTATCATAATCACTTGTTTTATAATAAGTATAATATAACAATTATTACAGATTTTCCTTAATTGGTCGGTTTTGACAGTTTACTTAATTATTTTTAATAATAAAAATCTAAATTGGTGTTTTTTGAGAATGAATCTTTGAATTGATTGGCTATTGCTGGGTACGACCCAGTTGCTGGTGATGCTTTTATCGTTGTACATCCGTGTCCACTTACATAATTATCATACGGATTACACTGTACACATGTTCCATAATCATACGTATATCCATAGTTACAAGTAGTTGTACCTGCACTTGGAACATATGTTTTAATCGGTAAATAACTGTTTGTGATCATTTCACACACATTCAAACTAGCATTGTACGTACCACCGCGTTGACAAGAATAACACGTTTTATCAGCCAATGTATCTTCGTTATAACATTGGTAATTACTTAAAGTAGTCGGTGCGATAACTGGAATTGGTGGTAGTATGGATGACGAATACGGAACAACATCAACTATTGGTTCGTAACTGTTATTTGTTCTTGGATCTTTACACAGCTTGGTACTTGGATCGAACGTATACTTGTCATTGGCACATGTATAACTGTAAGTGTATTGAAAACTTGGAATCACCAATGAAGCATTGCTATTGAGCTGTGATGCATTGGTATTTAGTTGTGATGTATTGCTATAACTCGATGAAGTTAAACTTGTTGGTAATGCNGTCACTGTAACAGGTGTGTCAGTATTTCTGATCGTATTTATTGGACTAAAACTGTTCTTTGTCACTGAATCATAACACAGCATTGTACTTGGATTAAACGTGTACTTATCACTAGAACAAGCATAACACGACGAACCGACTTGTGTGCACGAAGCTGAATCGGTAAAGTTTTCGTTACGAAGAAATTTACGAAATTGTTTGTAGAATTTGTCGACGGTGTCTTGAATTTGTGAGACGTTAATTAAAATTAATACTAAACACGTCATTACTGTAAACACGAACAGATTCGTTCCATGATTATTCGAATTACAATTGCTTAAAACCATAATTAATTACACGATACCGAAGTGTTTTACTTTGATGATTAGAAATTTTTTTTATGATGTTACAGTGAGTCCTAAACCTTTATCACCGAACCACATTACATTAGTGTCGCATTCAAAATTAGTAGTGAAACGATAATACAAAATAAACAGAATAATGAGAAATAATGACACTAATATAAATTTGAACATGCTTATTAATTCAGAAAAAAAGAAAATAATACGTCCTATTTGAACTTAACAGTCATTTTCACACGATAAGATATGAAGGTGTGAAAATCAGTGTTCTGTTTTATTTTGTTTTTACATTTATGATGTTGTATCATGTCATATTCGACTTCTTCTAAGTGTTGAATTGCGTAATCTATAATACCGAACGTGATGAAGAATCGAAAAGCATTGAGTTGTGCAATTGTTGTAACGAATCCTTCAGAACTATCGTAAAATTGTTCGATTTGTTCTTTATTAATTTTACGAACCATGTGATTGTAGTTGTAAAAAATTCTTTGTCGGCGAGCGAATGCATCGAAAAACTTTTTGGAATACGATTTTAAATTATTTTTGTAAGCTAGATACATGAACTGGGTGTTACACCGCTGATCGAATTTATCGTACACAATTATTGGATGATGTTTGCAATAGTTCGTGACTAACCAATCGAGCAATCTTAACGATAACCTTTTCTTATGTCCTTTCAAAAAACACAACAACAGATCTAAACATTTCTGTTGCTTATAAAATTCGATCAGAGATTTCAATAACAGTTGTTCTTTTTGTGTTGTAATATTTTCATCCATATATATTGTAATAATATTGTGTTTATTTGAATCGAAACGCACGAATACTTTGTACTCACAAATCACCAAAAAAGTGAGCTGATTTAGATCTTTTTTGTGATTTCTTTTTTTTATTCGATGAATGTGTGTGTGTATTTTCTTTAAATGGTTCACTTTGCAGGTCATCATTCCAAAATGTATTGTTTTCTTTTTCATTGCCTGTGAGAATTTCACTACTTACATATTCATCATCACTCTCTGAACTGTTATCATAATTTTCTTCACTGTTTTCGTCATTACCATCACTGTCTTGTAAACCAGTATCATTTTCTTTTGAATCATCATAAAGAACACTTCCTAAATTTTGTGTATTATCATTACGTTCTGTATTTTCTTCTGACTGTAGTTGTGAATCTTCTAATTCATATTCTGTAGAATCGTTTGAAATTGGTGTACTGTCTTCATGTTGAATAACTGATGATAAAGGTATATTACATACTGCATTTAAACGGAGTAATAAAAGGCGTGGTGGAAGTAACTGTAACGGAGGAGTTACGTTACTATGTCTTTTGGTAATTAAATGAACATTCATTTTCATCAAATCGATGCATTTTTGTTTTGATTCGTTATTGTGACAGAACGGAAAGAAATCTATTAATTTATTTAATTGGTCACATTTATGATCTAATTGAATCGGTACGTACATTTTTTACTCTGTTATAAAGAAATAATATTGAAGCGATATGACTTGTAAATTCACACCATGGATCTTATCGAAAAATCACGCGGAGCATATTTCACGAACACTTCTAGAAACAAATAATGAAATCGCAGGTGCAGTTATATTTGATAAAGAAACAACGAGTAGTTCGAAAATAATCTTCACAGAACACGGAAAGAAAGATAGCGTTCGTATATCGTTACAGAAGAATCATATGTTGAGTTTTCACACACATCCAGCCGTCGCGTATCGTCAAGCTGGTTGTGTTTATGGACATCCGTCGGGTGATGATATCCGTGAATACATAAAATTATGCATGGATGGTGCATTGAATCATGCAGTGTTTACACTAGAAGGTGTTTACATCATACAAATACATCCATTAATGGTAACATTCATGCTAAAATTAAACAGAAAACAGAGAGATAAGATATTAAATTATGTATTCACTTATTTCAGGGAGTTTCATGGTAAACGTACTTATTCGAACGTTAAAGCAACTAAGTATACGCCTCGAGAATTTGTGAAAGAATGCAATGTTTTTTCGTTATTAAACTTAAAGTCTAATTCGAATTTCCATGACTTTCCAACATTTCCGAACCGTATACTGTGTTGTGTGTGGTATTTCTCTGATAATTTTAAAAAATATGAAAATGATATCGATTCGTTATGGCACGAAATACAACGCAACAATTTACGAGTTACGTTTAATAAATTACGTATACCAATATCATTCTCATTCTTAATGTTAAGACCGATCGATAGAACGTTGAGTAATGTTTTAGTTAACGTTAAGGATTGCGTACAGTCAGCAGCTCATGCAGCTTAAACAGAAACTTTTGATTTCTTGATTCTAAGTTTTTTGCTCACGGGTTCACCGTTTTCGTTAGTTTCTGATAAAGTTGAATCACCAGATTCCTTAGCTTCTTTATTTTTATTTTGAATGAAATGTTTTTTCAGATGAGATTGAAGATTAAAGTAGTTCACTTCATCACCTTTATTAATTCCAAACAACGTTTTGAGTTGGACTGCTTTTGGATTAGTGTCATCCGACAGATCGAAATTACGACCGTTAGTTGCACTTTCCAAATGGTTCTCTTTAATAAACGAAATGATACGTTTCGTTACAACGGTTCGTGGCAATTTTGTACCGAACGGTACACCCATGAAATCAGCTAATTCTTCCGACAACTGTATCGGTGTAACAAAGCCAGATGGTTCTTTCTTAACAACATCACCGTTCTCGTCATTTACAACGCGTCGACGTTTTGTTTTCGTTAGACTTTTCATTACTTTAACGTATTTCTTTTTAGTATTTTTTAATTCTACACTCATTGTTTTTAGGTCTCTCAAAAAGCCATCGATCTGTGTCTGTATCAAATCGAGATCGGGCAATATGGAATCACAATCATCGTTCGTGTTTACAACCACTGGCACGTTCGTTTGTTGTTCTTCGGTCATTGTACACACTTGGGTAGTTTCGTCGTTCATGTCAAAGCTAATGTAATAATATATTCCTATCGAAACAAAAAATAAAATGTAAAAAAAACGCACTCTGTAAAAAGTAATTCTCACAATATTTATAAATTAACTTTTTTGTTTACTAATTGAACAACAATGTCGTGTGGTTCTTTTATGTTCTTGTCATTGAATTTAAAGTCATGAATATAATTTGCTAATATACGACAAAACTTTTTAGTGTCGTATAATCGATCGAATTGTCGAATGTCAACAACATTCTTAGAGCGTTTCTTATCTGTTAACCATTCGTAAGTTTTGAATAGTTTCGGATTCTTGGTAAAGAACTTGGTCGATTTAGATGTGTGTGAACGACCGTAATCTATAATAACAGCAATATTATTATCCACAATAGGTACATTCACTGTACACACACCGTTTCGATGTTTGTATCGGTAATGTATAAATTCAGGAGCATTGTGTATTTTTTTGATAAGAATATTACCGAAATGTAAATCGTAATGAACGAATCCGATCAAATTTTGTGCGGTTTGAATAGCACATAAAACTTGAAGAACTAGACTTTTTAATCCTTCCGATTTTATAGAATTGTACATAGGTGCACATTTATCATTGGGTTTCGTTAATTCTCTTAAAGTTATACCTGGTAGTACTCTTTCGATTATTAAATATTCGTTGTTGTTTTTACGTATGTAACCGTACATTTTCATAAAATTCGGAATTTTTTTATACAGACGTTTTCTTATGTCACAACCAATGAAATATTCATATTTTAATGAATCGACTTTACCGTTCTTTGGAATTTTAATAACGATTCGATTCTCATGAAAGCCATTCAATATATATGCAAAAGCGTTAGAAGATTGTATACCTATTCTGACACCCTTATCTTTTAAATGTGGATGTCTCGTGAATATATTACACAAATCACTTAACACTTTACGTTCGAGTACATTTTCGTCTTGTCGATTCGTTTTATCACGACACATAATGATGTCACAATTTTTATTTATCGGTATTTCTGTATTATTACGTTGTCCCATTTGTTACTGTAAATAAATCGATTTAAAAAAAATCGATTTACGTTAGATTACCAACCAGAACGAACACAAACACAACGAACACCAAATGGATTGTACGACAATCGTTCGAGTAAATTCTATTATTGATGACAATAACTTCGTTTTTGCATCGTCTCCATTCATGACACAATCAGGTGCAGCAATGGTTTCTTTTACGTACGATAATCATCCTTTATATTTACAAACACCTATCGTTACGTGTCCTGTCGGATTTCGTGTTTTTGAAAGAAATAACAAGAATCATAAACTGATGTTAACACCAACACCGGACATGGTGCAATTCATACAACACATAGATGGTATTGTAATCGATAATATTATGAAAAATTCACAGGAATGGTTCGGTAAAAAATTCCAATCGAAAGAAATTTTACAAGCGTTGTTTTATCCTTCTTTGAAAATGTCGGATAAGTATCCACCGAGTATGAATATTCGCTTACGTTTCGATAACGAAACTCTTTTACCGACTTTCACAGTTTTCGATACACAACGAAACGAAATAACGTTCGATAAATCGAGTGGTCCTGAACAACTGATCGAAATATTACATCGTAAATGTCAAGTGCGTCTGATCATTGGACATGCATCGATATGGGGAATCAGTGGTCGATACGGTTATGGTTGGGATTGTGTACAGATACAATTATGTACCAATCCAACACTATTGACAAACGTGAAACACTGTTTATTCAACGACGATGAAGAAAAAGAAAACAACGACACATAAAGTTCAATCAAACCGTCGAAACGCATCGTACAATCGAAAAATATTTCTCCATCTCGTATTCGGTATGTCTATGAATAATTCGCACGGCTCGTGATATTTCTTCACGTAATCCACTATAGCGCTTATGTTATACATAATTGGAATTGTATGAAGTGGCAGTACACCCTGTATTGTTACATGGTTCGTATCGTTTTGGTTATATATCGTTAAACCTATCATGATATCGTCACCGAACAGTGCTTGTTGAGATCTCGGTATTTTCGGTATCGATTTTTCCATGTTTAAATAATTTCGAAAATTCTCGCAATCTTGAATACAAATATCATCGTTGCATTTGATACACGTTATGTAACGTTGTTTCAATATACCGATCGCTAGATTTGTTGGTATGAAAGGAAAAAACGAACCGGAAGGTTTACTGATTGTCCAGTCTGACGAATGAAAACTGTTTAGCGTATCTATGTACGTTTTTCCTATAATCAAAGAAGTAACCGAAAAAACGTTTCGAAAAAGAATAAGAAGTGTCGAAACATACATTATCAGAAAAAATAAAATCTTGTATTAAGTTTAAGATAAGAATATAATTAGGATAGGAAAATGGTTTGTTCAACGTTAACCAACGATACATTAACAACAACATACGCAAATATAAACAGTGTTACTTCGGATAGAGCATGTGTAACTAACTTCTCTGCGACCTATTGTGATTTGATGAATTGTTGTATTTTAGATCTTAATTTTGTCACTCTTACCAATGTGT